CGCAGAGCTAGTAAAATAGCTTTCGGTGATCATTATGATTACGATGACCAGGACTACGTTTCGAAAGGTCATAAGAGACGTAACACTGGTCGTGATTGGTATGATCGTGATTATAGTGGTGATTATGAGAATAGTGCTATCAGCAGTGCGCCTTACATCGAATTACCCAGAGTTGATGTTAAGCCCACAGAATTCGCGCGTATGGAAAATGCGGCGGATCTCGTTGGCTATGTTGAATTAACGAAAGGTAAAGAGGTGCATTGTGCTCCCACGGGTGTCGTGCAAGATGCGGCGGTTGAGATGCTCGATCATTTTAAAAATGATATACTGGATTGTGGGTTTGAGTCCGACAAGTACCAGATCCCTGTCATCAATAAGGATAATGAGGTCAAATCGCTCATCAAGCACATGGCTTTATGGCAAGAACGTTGTAGTAAACCTCAACTAGTAGCAACTCCTAGCGAGATCGACCGATTGTTGAGTATACTTGAGCAACGTATAGACGTTTCTTGGGAGCCTGATGTTGAATATGATAGTTTAGATTATATTCTAGATGTTATAAACACATCAGCTATTGGTGCTCGCAAGAGTGCTGGTAGACCTTACCAAGCTGATGGTATGGCTACGATAGGTGACGTACTTAAGAAATACGGACCTGAGCAATTTGCTGAGATTGTAAAACGTGAGTGGCATAGCACGTTTGAGTATAAACTCTTTCTTAAGAACGAGCCGCACAAGATAAAGAAAATCGAAGCTCAAATGCTTCGTATTATCACGTGCATGCCTGTACATAAGTTAGTTAAGAATAACTGTATTTTTAGAAATTATTTAGCTAAAACTTCTAAATTGTGGGATAAAAACTCAGTTATGTTTTATGGATTTAATCCTATGACACCTAATGCTACCGAACGGTTGAAGAAACGGTTCGAAGGCAAAATAGTGCATGGTTCTGATAAAACTAATTGGGATTTCTCCTATTTTGGGTGGATATTTGACATATATAAACAGTATCATTGTCGTATAGTTAAATGTCCAGAACAATGGGATGATCAACGCTTCAGTAATTTTAAATCTGATCTTTGTAAAACTATTGATGAAGTCTATAAAGACTGCGTCTACGTGACAAGTAACGGTCGCAGATTTAAACAGACGACAGATGGTATTATGAAATCAGGTTGGTATTTGACCATTGATGCTAATACATTCGGCCAAATTGTGTTGAATACATTAGCTTTAATGCGTTGTGGTTTTACTGATGATGAAATTATCAATGATTTTGATATGGTAGCTGGCGGGGATGATGATTTAGATTCATTCCCAGAAGGTTTTGATACTGATCTTTACTATGAAGAGATTCGTAAGATGGGTATTGACGTGGCACCAGAGAAAATAACTCGTGGTGTTATTGGCAATGAATTCTTTTCGAACGAATTCAAAGAAAGTAGTGATGGATTAGTGACATATCATCCCGTTCGGTTTACTAAACATATCTATAAATTGCGCCTTAATAAACTAGAAGACTTACCCCAAGCCCTTAATTCACATATGCAAAATTATTGCTGGTGTAAGAAAGAGTTTAGGTTATTTGAGAAGATGTATCAATATGTTTTGAAGAAATATAATCTTCCTGATGTTGGTAGTCGGTCTATGGTATTTTGGCGTTACAGGAATAAGGGTTTGGAGATCCCTGATTCTTGCTGACGATCATGTATCTCATTTATATATTGTATATATGCATATTTGTATAATTTTATGATTAAAACTTTTGGCGGGTGGTTGGAGATTAAGCGACGGTATATTTGTCGCTTTCCTGGAATCACGTTTTATTTTCGTGATCCGTTTACTAATTACTGCGGTCCTGGTTGGTCTGACGGTAAGTGGCAAGAAAGTGTCGAAGACGGCACTGCTCCCACTCTTAACCGACGTGACAAAAGTTGTAAAAGACACGATAACGCTTATTTCAAAGCTAAAGGTGATAATAGCCTTTTAGCTAAAGCTGATCTTGAATTTTATAACGACCTGGTTACCGATAGAGATTTTGAATTATCTCCTGATTATTTCCTTGGTGTTTTATTTGCTAACGCTGTTTATTACGGAAATAAGTTATCACGAAATATGTCTGAAACTTATGATCCTTATGATGCTAAGTCAAATTTAAGACGCGAACAAAGAGGAATCGCCCAATTACAGTGGAATTCTAGCCCTCAAATACCTTTGAAAGCTGATGAACAATCTGTATATGCTCCCGTTATCAATGCTAACAATAATGGTTTTCAACCATCTGTTGTGCAAGAAGTTTGTGAAGTTAGTAATGATACACCTGTTATGCGTGAAGAGCGTATTAACAGGGTACCAAAACTTAACATCACTGCTTCTGCTATGAATCAATATGGTGGTAATGACCCTTATATCTTATTTAGTAGGTATTTTCCACGTTGGAAGAAACCTAAGAAAAAGAAATCTAGTATTGGCGCTCGTCGAATGCATAAAATATTTGTATCTTCATAATGGTGGTGGTTGGCGATTAATTAAGTTAAAATAGATTCAATATTAATTGATATTATTTGTATTTCTGTATCTCTTTTTGTAAAATGGCTAAACGAAATGTTCAAAAACGTTCAGCTTCAAAGAAGAAACAGAAAGTTAAAACTACTAAAAGAATTTCTAATCGTTCTAATCCTACTTTTGGTCCTGTTAGTAGCATTACTACCGCGCCTGTGTCGATTGGTAATTCTATGAGAGGTGTTAAGGCCCAAGTAATACAAACATCTAATGATTCTGTTCGTATTATTGGTCGTGATTACGCTTTAACTTGTGTTCCAACTGGTACAGCTACTGGTTGGTGTTTAGTTGGGGGTGTACCGCTTACACCTGCCGCTTTTGTAAGTACTACATTACGTAGTTACACACAAATTTATAACAAGTTTAAATTTAATGCTTGTTGTTTTCATTATATCACTTCCTCTCCTACCAGTTCTAATGGTGATATTCTGTTCCAAGTTAATTCTAACAGAACTGATCCCATTGCCAACTATACTGCTGTTAATTTCTTACCTTATGCGTTGTCTAAACCAGAAACTATAATTGGTCCACAATGGACTAACCATAGTTGCTGTGTTATGCCTAAAGGACCAACACGTAGCTTGGTTCCTGGTAGCAACAATGATATTGATTATCAAGCACAAGGAGAAATTTTCGTGTATAGTAAAACAAGCACTACTGAGAGCCCTGGTTATGTATTAATGGATTATGACATTACATTTAGTGAATTGTCCGTTAATCCTAGAGCTGGTTTATTACCTAATGGTAATATTATTTACCAACCTATCACATTGAGTACTAAAGCTGCTGCTTATACGCAGAACTCTACTTATCTTACTTTCCAATCTGATACCGTGTATTATGGTGGAACTACTATTACTGGGCTTAATTCCTTACCAGGTGTTAAAGCTGGTGATTTATTCAAATTTTCCATTGATGTTGCAAATGGTAACTTTAGTGGATGGACTGTATCAGCTGGTACTAAACCTACTAGTGCTAATTTAATGGCTGATTACAATGGTCCAGCAGCTAATGTTAATAACACGATTGCTCTTAAAGATGGTTATACTATCTATATATTGTATGAAAGTAGTACTAATATTACAGCTTATGCTACTATTGCTCAAGCCTATTCCGCGATTAATGCACTTGTTGCTGGTCAAACATTTACTGTTGCTGCTTCTCCAGTAGCTTATACATCTGGTGTTTGGATATCCGGTATGGCTAGTTGGGTTGGCAATGTTGCCGTTGATAATTTACAACAACAATAAAAATCTGTATATATATAATTATTTATTATTTATAAAAATGGTACACGATATATATTAAGTGTGAGTGATAATAGCCACACTTATTTATATTAAGCGTGCAAGATATTGAGGTGAGTGATAATAGCCACTGTCAATATCTTGTTAGGTCCCTAAATATGGTTCATGACCATTACCTTGTTACGGTTAAATATGGCAGAAATAAATATAAAGGGTAATGTCCCTGAAATCTCCCTAAACTTGTATACCAATCTAACTTTAGGCAGATTTCTGCAAAAAAAAAAAAAAAC